TTAGAAGAATAGTTGGTTTATTTACTAAAGATGAAAAGAAAAAGGATCAAATATCTAGTATTCTCTATGCTGTCGTTATTCTAATGATGGCAGGACAAGCTGGAGGTAATGCTGTTGGATATGTTAAGAAGGCTAGTTACCTTAAAGGAGGATTATATGGACTCAAATCAGCCGTTAAAGGTAAAGAAGTTCATACCATTTTTAAGGATGTAATAGCAGACATAGGAGGATAATGAACCCATACACAGATAATTCAAACATCAGAATATTCTCAAAAGACGTAGATCCAATGTCATTAATTTGGCATGAAGATCAAGAAGATAGAACAATAGAAGTTATAGAAGGAAATGGATGGAAATTTCAATTTGATGAAGAAATTCCATTTGAACTTAAAGAAAATCTCAATTTTGACATCCCTTGCGGATATTTACATCGCGTAATAAAAGGTAACGGAAATTTAACAATAAAAATTATAAAAAAATGAATACTCAAGAGTTATTTGAACAAATTGAAGCTTTATATGGAACATTTAAAGCAGAACATGAAGGTACATCTAAAGCAGCTCATGGTAGAGCTCGTAAAGCATTAGGTGAAATTAAAAAATTAGTAACTGAATATCGTAAAGCATCTGTAGCTGAAGATAAGAAGTAACAAAAACATATAGACTGATTCATAGCCAGTCGCAATCAAAAAAAACATGACATCTGTGGCGTCTCCTTTGGAGACGTCACTTTTTGTTCGTATATTTACATAATCTTAATATAACAATGGAAAAAGTAGTAATAATTGGAGCAGGTGTAGCAGGTGTTAATGCTGCAACTAAATTAGTAGATGAAGGTTTTGATGGTGAAATTACCATCATTGATATGGGTAATGATCCATATAACCGCAAACCTGAGGAAGTAATGACAGGTTTTATGGGTGCTGGAGGATGGAGTGATGGTAAACTTACATACCACACTTCAATAGGTGGCCATTTAACTAAGTATACGGGCGATGAAAAAGCAATGGAGTTAATGGATCAAGTGATTACCAACTTTAAGCGTTTCCACCCTAAACCAGAAGAAGTACAATGTTCTAATCCTGTAGCAGAACCTGATTTTATTAAACCATACTTTGGACTACGCTTATTCCCAGTATGGCACGTTGGTACAGATTACCTACATGAAATTGGTAAAAATTGGTACGATTATCTTTGTGATAAAGGTGTTAAATTTATTTGGAAAACTAAGGTTACATCAATTGATTTTGATACCCAACAATTACACACTGATAAAAGCACAGAAGATAATGATTGGATAGGATATGATACACTTATCTTTGGGGTAGGTAAATCAGGTATTGACTTTGGTAAGAAATTAGCAGAAGAATATGATTTACCAACAGAATCAAAGCCAGTACAAATTGGTGTTAGGTTTGAAGCACCACAAAAGCACTTCCAAAGACTTATTGATGTAAGTTATGATTTTAAATTGTATCGTAAATTTGAAGATGAAGGTGTATCACTTCGTTCATTCTGTACAAACAATAATGCAGCATATGTAGCACTTGAAGAGACATATGGTGATTATAGTTACAATGGTCATGCTAAAAAAGGAGAAGAACATAGAAACGATATGACTAACTTTGGCATCTTAATGGAAGTTAAAGGTATTGATAAACCATTTGATTGGTCACGTGAGTTAGTTTCTAAAGTACAAAAATCTAGTATTATACCTGGTGAAGGTAAAGGAGGAAAAAAAGCAATGGGTCGTTTCCAAGACAAATATCAAGCAGGCCTTTATTATAGCCCCTCAGGTAAAGATAAAACACTTACATCTGAAGGTGATTGGGTTAAAGCACATTACATTGGAAAATCAGAGCTTCAGGAAGTAAGAGATGCATTTAAAGGGTATTTTAAGTATATTGAAGACTTTATTGAGGATATGAAAAAAGTATTTCCAACACTCGGAGATGATTGGGGAATTTATGTACCCGAAGTTAAATATCTTTCACCTGAACCACTTGTAAATTACCAAGACTTAAGCTTAACTACATATCCTAATGTACATTTTGTAGGTGATGCACTAAGTGCTAGAGGTATTACAGTATCAGGAGCACAAGGTACATTAGTAGCAGAACAGATATTATTACTACAAAAAGAAGTAAATGATTTTTTAAATGATCCCTCTAATAATCAAGAACCCCACGAAATGGGAGACACACATGAATACATTATGGGGGGTTTGACAATGCCTAAAGAAAACACTAATAAATTAAAATAATGGGTAAAACTAATAAATGGCCTGAACCAACTCGAACTAAAACCCCTGATGGCACGGTATTACATCACTGGGATGGTAAACTTCATAACTGGGAGGGACCAGCCCTCATACCTCAGGGTGTGAGACGGTTAAGAGAATATTATATTTACGGGATTTATCACACTGAAGAAGAATGGAAAGAAGTTCGAAGAGAAAGAAATGGAGTTCCATGGTATAAAAACCCTGCAATGAGAGAATCAGCACGTCAAGGAGGATAAAACAATATTATTATGAAAATAGGTTTTTGTGGAACAATGTCTGTAGGTAAAACAACGCTTGTAAATGCGTTGAAAGAATTACCTGAATTTAAAAATTATAATTTTGCTACTGAACGAAGTAAATATCTTAATTCACTAGGTATCCCTTTGAATCATGAGACTACTATTGAAGGACAAACTATATTTCTTGCTGAACGTGTAACAGAATTAATGCAAGAGAGTCTTATTACTGATAGAACAATTATTGATGTAATGTCTTTTACAAATTGTGCTACGAAAGTGAGTTATATAGATGCAGATGCATTTAATGAGTATGCTTCTAGATTTATTAAGGAATATGATTTTATATTTTATATCTCACCAGAGGGATTAGGTATTGAAGATAATGGAATTCGTGAAACAAATGTTGAATATAGAAATAAAATCGATGAAACAATTCAAAAACTTTTATTTAAATATCGTCCTATTTTTCATACTATTAAAGGATCAACTGAGGAACGTATTGAACAGATTTTAAAAACCATTAATTATTAATATTTATTATTATGAAATTATGGAAATACATTTTAGGCGCCTTAACCTTTATAGGAGGATTATTAGTTGTTAATTCTTCTAAAAAAACAAAGGAAATTAAAAAGAAGGTTGAAACTAATAAAAAGGAAATTAATCAAGTTAAAGCTAAAGCCAAAAAAGTAGAAGCAAAAAAAGCAGAAACTAAAAAGGCAATTAAAAACCAAGATAAAAAAGTAGCTAAAACCAAATCAAAGGTTAAAAAAACTACTACGGCTAAAAAAACTACGAGTGATTTTAAAAAGAAATATAGGTCTAAAAAATGAAACAAATTCTAATTACACTTTCTTTATGTGTATCTAGTCTTTGTTTTTCACAAGATACTCTTCAAATTCCTGCTATAGAACTTGAAGAATTTTTTTTAGCTTTAGATACTCTAGAAACACAAGATTCTATTAAAACTATTTTAATTGGACAATTAGAAAAACAAATAGAATTTCACCTAGAGTTAAATGATCATAATGAAAATCTCATTTTATACAAAGATCAAGAAATAGAATTACTAAATAATCAAATAGATTTACACCTAGACCATTTAAATCAAGTAGATAAATGGTATAAAAAACCTTGGACTGGAGCAGTAGGAATACTTTTACTGCTACATGTTGTAGATTATACACTCCCTCAATGAGTAATCTTAAAAAGATAATAAGACAGGAATACGTAAAGTGTGCCCAAGATCCTATACACTTCATGAAGAAGTATTGTATGATCCAACACCCACAGAGGGGTAGAATTAATTTTCATTTATATCCTTTTCAAGAAAAAGTACTTAAATTATTTGAAGATAATCCTTATTCTATTATCCTTAAATCACGTCAATTAGGAATTTCTACATTATCTGCGGGTTATTCTTTATGGTTAATGATTTTCCATGAGGATAAAAATATTCTTTGTATAGCTACTAAGCAGGAAACTGCTAAAAACATGGTTACTAAGGTTAAATTCATGTATGAAAATTTACCTTCATGGCTTAAAGTAGATTATGAAGAAAATAATAAATTAACCCTTAGATTATCTAATGGTTCTCAAATTAAAGCTACCTCGGCATCAAGTGATGCTGGTAGATCAGAAGCAGTTTCCCTTCTACTAATTGATGAGGCTGCTTTCATTGACAACATTGGTGAGATATGGGCCTCAGCTCAACAAACCCTAGCTACAGGTGGAGGTTGTATAGCACTCTCAACTCCTTATGGTACAGGTAATTGGTTCCATCAGACATGGGTTAGAGCTGAATCAAGTGAAAATGAATTTTTGCCTATTAAATTACCTTGGTTTGTTCACCCTGAACGAGATCAAGCATGGAGAGATAGGCAGGATGAATTACTAGGAGATCCAAGAATGGCAGCACAAGAATGTGACTGCGACTTTAGTACCTCAGGAGACATAGTTTTCTACCCAGAATATTTGGAATTTATAGAAAAATCTACAATTAAAGAACCTCTAGAAAGAAGAGGAGCAGACCAAAACTTATGGATATGGGAATCAGCTGACTATACTAGACAATATTTAATTTCAGCTGACGTAGCTAGAGGTGATGGTAAAGATTACTCAGCATTCCACATATTTGATGTAGAATCAGCAACTCAAGTAGGTGAATATAAGGGTCAAGTAGGTACTAAAGATTTTGGAAACATTTTAACAGCAATTGCTACTGAATATAACAATGCTTTATTAGTAGTTGAAAATGCTAATATAGGATGGAGTACCATTCAAACTATTATTGAACGTAATTATCCTAATTTATATTATTCACCAAAATCTGATATGGTAAATGTAGATTCTTACTTACAAAATTATGAAAATAATTCAAGTATGACAGCAGGATTTACTATGTCTACTAGAACCCGTCCTATGGTAATAGGTAAATGTCAAGAATATGTAAGCGATAAGGGAGTAACAATCCAATCTAAACGTTTATTAGAAGAGATGAAAACGTTTATTTGGAAACACGGAAGAGCAGAAGCTCAAATTGGTTATAATGATGATTTAGTTATGAGTTTTGGTATCGGCTTATATGTACGAGATACTGCATTAAAATTTAAACAACACGGATTAGATATAACAAAAGCAGCTTTAGGAGCATTTTCCAAAAACAATACTGAATATCACGGGGCATACTTCTCTACAGGGAAAGATAACCCATATACAATGGATGATGGAAAAGGTGGAACTGAAGATTTTAGTTGGCTTCTGTAATATTTATTCATATATTAACATAACATGGCTGATACTAGCGTATTTACAAGATTAAAAAGACTATTTTCTACAGATGTAATAATCCGTAATGTAGGAGGTAGTCAACTTAAAGTTCTTGACTTTAATCAAGAACAAATGGCAGGGACCACTGAAACTAATTCAATGGTTGATAGGTACAATAGGTTATATACTACCAATCAAATGGCAGCCTATAACCCAGCACTAAACTACCAAACCCTTAGAACTCAATTATACTCAGATTATGAAGCAATGGATACAGATGCTATCATTGCTTCTGCTTTAGATATACTATCTGATGAGTCTACTTTAAAAAGTGAAATGGGTGAAGTACTCCAAATTAAAAGTTCAGATGAACAAGTACAAAAAATTCTTTATAATTTATTTTATGATGTTTTAAACATTGAATTTAATTTATGGATGTGGATTCGCCAAATGTGTAAATATGGTGATTTTTTCTTGAAATTAGAAATAGCAGAAAAATTTGGTGTATATAATGTTATCCCTTACACAGCTTACAATATTGTACGAGAAGAAAAAGTAGGTGAAAATAAAAAAGATGTAGAAGTAAGGTTTAAGTTTGACCCTGATGGGTTAAGTGGTGGAGGAGAATACGGTGGGTATTTTGGAGGAACCCAATATACAAGTGATAGAGATAGCAACACAGCAATTTATTTTGATAATTACGAAATAGCCCACTTTAGACTACTCTCAGATGTAAATTACCTCCCATATGGTAGAAGTTACATTGAACCCGCACGTAAACTGTTTAAACAGTATGTGATGATGGAAGATGCTATGTTGGTACATAGAATTGTCCGTGCTCCTGAAAAACGTATTTTTTACATAAATGTAGGGGCTATTCCACCTGCTGAGATAGAAAACTTTATGCAGAAAACCATCTCAAAGATGAAGCGTACCCCCTATATGGATCAACAAACAGGGGATTATAATCTAAAATATAACATGCAAAACATGTTAGAAGATTTTTATATCCCTGTTAGAGGTAATGATACTGCTACTAAAATTGACACTACACCTGGAATGCAGTATGATGGTATTCAAGACGTAGAATACCTAAGAGACAAATTATTTGCTGCACTTAAAGTTCCAAAAGCCTTTTTGGGTTATGATGAAAATACTGATGGTAAAGCTACATTAGCAGCCGAAGATATTAGATTTGCTCGTACTGTAGAACGCATCCAACGAATTGTACTTTCAGAACTATACAAAATTGCAGTTGTTCATCTTTATACACAAGGATTTGATGGTGAAGAATTAACAAATTTTGAATTAAATCTAACTACCCCATCAATCATTTATGATCAAGAACGGGTAGCACTAATGAAAGAAAAAGTTGATTTAGCAGCACAAATGATGGAAACTAAATTATTTCCTACTGATTTTATTTATGATCATCTTTTCCACTTAAGCGAAGATCAATACGTTGAGTTTAGAGATTTAGTTAGTGAAGATGCTAAACGTGCTTTCCGCAATACCCAAATAGAAACTGAAGGCAACGATCCTGTAGAAACTGGAAATTCATATG